AGTGGGTGAATCGTGGCCTCAACTTCTGGACCGTCGAGCAGGGCACCAAAACCTTGACGGCAGGCACCTCCACGGTCACGATGGATTCGGACACCGTTGATTTGATCCAGTATTGGATTCGTGATGGGTCTGGTACATCGCAAAGCGATCTGCCGATCTCACGGTTCAGTGTATCTCAGTATTCCACGATCCCGAATAAGCTCACCGAAGGGCGTCCCGTAAACTTGTATATCGACAAGCAGCGTGATGCTCCGGTTGTGTATTTTTGGCCTACCCCCGATAAAGCCTACACGTTTGTTTATCAGCAAATAAGGCGTATCGAGGATACGGGTGCTGTGGGATCTACGAACCCAGACGTGCCCGCTCGCTTCCTTCCGGCGTTGGTGTCTGGTCTCGCCTATATGATATCCCAGAAGTATCCAGAATCATTTATGCGATCCCCAGAACTTAAAGCTGAATATGAATTTCAGTGGCAGTTGGCGGAACAGGAAGATCGTGATCGTGCTTCCGTACACTTTGTGCCCGGAGGCTATTCCTGATGGCTAAATTTGCCAATGGCAAATATGCTTTCGGGTTTTGTGATCGCACAGGATTCCGATATAAGATCAAGGATCTTGTGCCACAGATCAAAGCTGGTCGCATGACAGGTCTTATGGTCGGCAGGGATATGTTGGACGAAGATCAGCCTCAGAACTTTTTGGGCAGACTTGGTGATTATGCTGATCCACAGGCACTTAAAAACCCACGTCCTGATTTATCGCAAGATACCAGTAGGAAATTGTTTGCGTTCGATCCCGTAGGAAACGGGGACGCAGATGGGTCAGGCAATATCCTGGCACATGGACAGGTGGGGACCGTGACGGTGACTACATGACCTACGCTGAATTGACTGCCGCGATCAAGGATTATTGCGACAACACGGAAACGAATTTCGTGGCTGCGATCCCCACGTTCATCAAGCAGGCTGAACAGCGCATATATCGCTCAGTCAACCTGCCCGTGAACCGCAAGAATGTCGCTGGCACGATTACCGATGGTAATCAGTATCTGGCGATGCCCACCGACTTTTTGTTTCCACTGTCATTAGCGATTACAAGTTCCAGTAACCAAATATTTTTATTGAACAAAGATGCGAATTTCATCAGATCGACGTATCCCAATGCATCCACAGAAGGCGTTCCCAAGTACTACGGTGTTTTTGATGGCGACACGTTTATCATCGGCCCTACACCTAACGCTGATTTCGTTACGGAGCTTCATTATTACTATCAGCCAGCTTCAATTGTCGATACGAGTCCTTCGTGGCTGGGTACCAATGCGGATACCGTCTTGCTTTATGGCTCTCTCGTGGAAGCGTATACTTACATGAAAGGTGACGCGGATATGATGCAGTTGTACCAACAGCGGTATCAGGAAGCACTGGATCTTCTGAAGATGCAGGCAGAAGGCCGTATGACTGTCGATGAATACAGGAACGGCACAATCAGGATGGCCGTTAACTGATGTTTACCGGGGAAGTGGGTAACGTCAGTGTCATCACGACGAGAGATGCTACTCTTGGCCCGAATCATTGGGCGAAAAGGGCATCCGATCAGATTATGTCTGTAGGCAAGGACGCACATCCGCTAATAGCGGAACAGGCGTTAGAGTTTAAGAGGTTTATTTATAATGCTGTAAGGCATTATATGCATGAAGCAATCAAGGAAGATCGTTCTAGGATCGTTACCCTGTTGCGTTCAGCAGACCACAACGACTTGGCTAACTCTGTGGAGAGGTTGTAATGGCTATTACTCAAGCGATGTGCACGTCTTTTAAGAAGGAATTGTTGGAGGCGAAGCATAATTTCCTCCTTTCCGGTGGGGATACATTCAAGATTGCACTTTATACGAGTAGTGCGACCATGAGTGCTTCTACTACAGCTTATTCCACGAGCAACGAAATCAGTGGCACGAACTACTCTGCCAAGGGCAACTCGCTTACGCGGATAGACCCTTCCAGCAGTGGTACTACTGCCCTTACCGATTTTGCTGACACTTCGTGGACTACGGCAACATTTACCGCTAGAGGGGCTCTAATCTTCAACGAAGATACCAGTGGCGATACGTCTGTTCTTGTTCTGGATTTCGGTGCAGACAAGACTGCCACCGCTGGTACGTTCACGATTGCTTTTCCTGCGGCAGATTCTAGTAACGCGATTATTCGTATAGCGTAGCATGGCAAGTATAACTGGCTGGGGCCGATCTACTTGGGGCTCTGGTACTTGGGGTGAGCCGGTTCCCGTTGATGTAACGGGTATAGCAGGAACTGGTAGTGTTGGAAGTGTTACGGTAACGGGCGATGCCAATGTTACCGAAACGGGATTGTCGGCTACCGGATCAGTAGGATCGGTTACGGTAACCGGAGCGGCCAGTGTTTCCGCCACGGGAGTGTCGGCAACGGGGTCGGTGGGAAGCGTCACGGTAACGGGTACTGCCAGTGTTACGGTGACGGGCTTGGCTGGGACGGGTGCGGTTGGCTCAGTAACTGTAACGGGTACTGCAAGTGTCTCAGTAACGGGATTAGCTGGTACGGGTGCTGTCGGTTCGGTTACGGTGACCGGAGGAAGCGGTGTAACCGTTTCACCGACTGGTGTAGTAGGAACGACGGGAATAACAGGTGTCAACGTATGGAGCATAATAGATGATTCTCAGACACCAGATTGGGCAGCGATAAATGACGCACAAACACCGGGATGGTCGGGGGTATCGGATTCCCAGACACCAGATTGGGCTGCTGTAGATGATGCACAAACGCCGGGATGGTCTGGGGTATCTGATTCGCAGACACCAGATTGGAAAGTTGTGCCTTCATAGTCGGATTTGTGTGCTTTAGAGGCTAGGAATAAGAAATGGCAACATACGTCAATAATTTGAGATTGAAGGAAATTGCTACAGGTGCTGAGTCAGGTACTTGGGGTACTTCCACCAATACAAATCTAGAGCTTATAGCAGATGCTTTTGGTTCTGGCACCGAAGCCATCACAACCAATGCCGATACGCATACCACGACCATAGCGGACGGTTCGGCTGACGAAGGCCGTGCCATATACATGAAGTATACGGGCACGCTGGATTCGGCGTGTACCATTACTCTGGCACCAAATACCGTCAACAAGTTCTGGATCGTTGAGAACGCCACAAGTGGTTCTCAAAACATCATCATAAGTCAGGGTTCCGGGGCCAACATTACAATCGGTAATGGCAATGTTTCGGCAATCTTTACCGATGGCGCTGGATCTGGCGCGGCTGTCCTTGATGCGCTCGCTGATCTGGAGTTGAGCAGCACCCTGACCGTGGCTGGTGCTGTTACTATGAGCGGTGACGCGAGTGTTGGGGACGATCTAACACTTGTTAGTGATGCCGCCATCCTGAACTTCGGTGTTAATTCTGATGTAAACCTGACGCACGTTCACGACACTGGGTTGCTGTTAAACTCAACCCGCCAGCTTCAGTTCAACGATGCAAGTCAATTCATCAATGCTCCGTCAGCCACAGTTTTGGACATCAATGCTACTGATGAGATTGAGCTTAATGCTACCGCAGTAGACCTGAACGGTACGCTGGATGTGTCAGGTACCAGTACACTGGGCGGTACACTTACCGTAAATGCCGGTGCAGTCTTTAACGAGGCTTCTGCTGATGTAGACTTCAGGATAGAGAGCAACGGTGACGCTAATATGTTCTTTGTCGATGCTGGCAATGATAAAATAGGGATTGGTACTGCCACACCTACTGGAAAATTTGAGATTTATACGGGTGATGCGTCCGTAGCTCCCGATTCATCAGCCGACGACATCGTCATCGAAAGCAGCGGGTCCGCAGGAATCTCCATCCTGACAGGTACCGGGTCCGCAGGGTCAATAATGTTCGGTGATAGCGGGGATAACGGTCGCGGCAAGCTGTTCTACGATCATAATACAGATGCGATGAAGTTTGCCACATCCGGTAGCGTGGCCATTACGATAGCTTCGGACGGGGAGTTGTATATAGGGGCAACGAAGCGCATCCTCTTTGATGGAGGCGGAAATACATACATCAAGGAAGATAGCGCGGATGTGCTGCGCTGCGTGGCTGGTGGTTCGGGCGGCGTGGACCTCACTAGCGGGGCTACGTCGTGGGCGTCAGCGTCTGATATGCGCGTAAAGGTCGAGTCAGAGCTTGAACCAATTACCGACGCGCTTACCAAAGTTTCTTCGCTTCGTTCGGTGATAGGTCGTTACATTGCCGATCCCCCAGACCGACGACGAGCATTTCTTATCGGTCAAGATGTGCAGGCCGTGCTGCCCGAAGCGGTGACGGAAGGCCCAGACGGCATTCTCTCGCTCGCGTACACGGAGACGATTCCGCTGCTCGTGGCGGCGCTGAACGAAGGCTTTGTTCGTATCATGGCTCTTGAAGCCGAACTCGCAGAACTCCAAGGGGCTTAGTGTGGTGATAATTTGGGCTGGTAAAGATGGAGGCTGACATCATATCGCTTATTTCTCTTTTAGCTGCACCACTTGCTGCTGGCGCTGCGTATGGAGGGGTCAGAGTCGGCATGAATGGCATGAAGCAGTCTATGGTCCAGATTGAGCGAATCGTCAATAGACTAGACGAAAAGGTGGACTCACATGGGGAGCGTCTCGCGGCGGTTGAAACGGAAACGGAAAACCTTAAAGAAAGGATCACCGATGTCAGAAGATAGGGAAACTGAAAATATCTCCGAAGCTGTGCCGATAGGGGAAAAGACGAATGGTCTACTTAGGAGAGACATTCATTTTTCTTTGGAACAGGCCAATTTAGCTAAGAGCTTACTTCAGGCCGTGAACCAAACTCGTGATGTGCATGTTGAGGCTCAGTCTAGGTGGGAAGCCTTTCTTATAGGCGTAGGCATGTGTTCCGGCGATCAGATTGTTGGGGGTGACCTAGATAACGAAGACCCGAACAAACGCTGCTTAACGGTCACGAGGGATAACGGTATTATCGGGGGATAATAGTTGTGCCCTTTACTAAAATTGCACCCAAGGCTGGGCTTTTCACGGATGGTACTAGGTACTCCGCGCAGGGTACTTGGTATGATTCTGATAAGGTGCGATTTCGTAAGGGATTTGCCGAAAAGATCGGCGGCTGGGTCAAATATGTTCTGGCAACCTATTTAGGAACCGCCAGAAAGCTTCACGATTGGGTTACCGATTCCGGTAACAAATATGTTGGGGTTGGGACCAATCTGAAGTTATACGTGAATTTTGGTGATAGTTACTACGACATCACCCCCATCCGTACCACAATCACCCTTGGTACGGACAAGATCACCGCCGTCAGCGGCACTGCCGTCGTAACCATAGACACAACAAGTGAACATGGTGCGGTTGCAGGCGATTATGTAACCATAGCTGGTGCGACAGCCACGGCTGGTATCGGTACAGGCGCACTCAATACAGAGCATCGTATCGTTGCTCTTGGCGACCCTAGTTATGCTAATCCGGGCACCAAGTTTCGGGTAGTCTGTTCGGCGAAGGCAACGTCCAGTGCCAGCGGTGGTGGTAGCAGTGTAACAGCCGCATTCCAGATTAATATCGGACTCAACGA